TTGGTTTGTTTTTAAATGCTAATAATAATTTATTAATAACAAACCCCAACATCATTTTATTCTGTTGTAATGGTTTTTCTTTATCATATCTATAAAGATAGTTAACTACTTCGTCTGGTGTTATATTATGTTTTGCAAAATCAGCAGAGTCAACTGTATTAATTAAAAGGATATCTGAAGACGGAAATAAATCTTTCGGTGATACTACTTGAGATATTGTCTCAACATTTGAACGAGCTCCTCTAAATTGTTTTGAAGTTCCTTTTTCAACACCTACTTGTCTATCATGGTGGTCTGTATGAATAACAAACATTGGCTTACCGTGAGCAAAATCAACTAACACAGGCATTGTATCACCTGTGGCATCATTCTTTTTAACTGAAAATTCTTTATCACCATATTGAATTATATGGCAATCAACTACATCAATACCGTTGTCTTCAAGATATTTTTTCATCGCAATTGCAGTTGTTACTCCATCCAAGTCTTGGTGAAAATAAATTTCTGCTTTAGGATATCTTTTCTTTAAAGCTGAAATATCTCTTATACCTGTTTCTTTTAATAATTTCTTCATTGTAATTTACCTCACGCAGCTTTACCAAGTTGATTAAATATATTACTCATTAACTGAGATAAGGGATTATTCTCAGTTGTTGATGATTTTGTAGATGCTGTTGAGGACTTATCTGAATTTGTTGAACTTGTTTTACTTTCTTCATTTTCATTATAATTTTGAGCAATATAATCACTAGTTTTAGGGTCTTCTGCAAGTTTTTTTCTAAATTCAGCATCATTAGATAATTTTTCTTCAAACGTAGTCAATGAAGGAATTCCAAAATAAGCTAATAAATTATTTGCAATAATAAATTTTCTAAAGGCAGCTCTTCTATCCCCACCTGCCTGAATATTTAACCACCATCTTTTAATTCCGTTTTCAGGTAATACTCCATGTTTTGCAAAGTATTTCGAAAGTCTTTCTCCTCTAAAATAATCTTTAAGACCTGTATTAAATCTACCCCCTCCAATTACTTCTTTTGCACCTGCTTTCATTCCTAATATTGCACTACCCCCACTTACCTCTTCTAATCCACTTCTTAATTTTGCGCCTAATTTTGAATTAACTTTACTAATACCTTGAACAGTTTTTTCAACAGCTGGTGATTTAACATACTTACTTAAACTAGCAAATTTAGTCGCCATTTGAGGGTTTTTTGCCAAATATTTACTTAGTTGAGCGCCTCCGTTCTTCATTGCCAAAACCCCTTCTCTACTACCTTTAAATAATTTTATAATTGGTTTAGCAATAAAATCACCAACTGTAGGTATAAGCGCAATCAACATTAATGCAGCATATAACTTTTCACCTTTATAAAGATAATAACATATTAAAGCAACATCCGCAATCTCTCCAATTACAGGTACAAATCCTATAGCCATTAATATGTTCTCAAAACTAAGCAACGACTCATTAAGTTGTTGTCTTTCAGTAATTAAAGCAAATTGTTTTTTGGTTACAATAATATCACTCATCTTTTTATTTATAAATATCCTTATAAACAAAAAAAGGGTCATAAGACCCTTTAATTATAATTCTAACTTAATTTGTTTATTTCTATCAATAAAATGTTGTACTCTTTCTTGAGCAACTTTACAATAATTAGGACTCAGTTCAATTCCAATCCATCTTCGTCCAAGAATTTCCGCGGCAACTAAACTGGTACCAGAACCCGTGAATGGGTCAAGAATAATATCATTTTTATATGTTAATATTTTAAGAGCTCTCATAGGTATATCCATTGAGAAGGTTGCTTTGGTTTGTTGTTTGGTATCTGCAAAGTATTCCCATTGACCATAAACTAAACTCATAAACTCTTTTTTATCCTCATCTTGATAAACCATCTTCTTTTTGATTGACCCGTCTTCCTGTTCAATATCGGTCATCTCTCCTGTCCATTGTGATTCACCTTTAATCTTCTTAATACGATCTTTCTTATACGCCAATATAACACACTCCTTTGGATTATATATGTAAGGACTTGATGGACTCATCCATGAACCCCACGCTGTGGTCTTACTTCTATGCGGTGAGTTCTCATCAAGGTCAACGAGACCATAAAAATTAAACCCGATTTTTTTCATAATTGCCCAAAACTCAGACATAAACAATACTCTACCTCCTCTATCTTGTACATTGACTTCATATGGAATATTAACTGCAATTCTTCCATCATCTTTTAATACTTTAAATGATTCTGTTAACCATTCTTTAGTCCATTCCCAATAATCTTCCATGGACATTCTATCATCACAACTATCATAATCAATGCCTACGTTATAAGGTGGTGATGTAACAATTAAATCAATCGAGTCATTAGGCATTTTAGACATAACGTCTACACAATTATCATTTATTATTTTATTTGTTTCTAACATTATAATTTACCTTCTTGTTTTAATTGTTCTCTAATTTTTGTTGCGGATATATCACTAACTTCTTGTGGTGGTATATGTTCAATAATATCATAACCAACTCCTCTTCCAAAGTTTATTGATTCAATATCAGGTATTACTATAACTTTAACTCTCTCTTCACCTATAAGTTTCCATAATTCTTTCATGATATTATTTTTAACTTCAGATGCTTCAAATGGATTTTTCTCGTCAGGTATAATGTCTCTAATAACAATGAGAACATTCTTACCATCTTCAAGACATTGGTTTACCAACCATTTATGCCCGTCATGAAAAGGCTGAAATCGTCCAACAACCATGGAGTATTGTTTACCTTCAGTGTTTTTTAATTTAGGGTCTCCTTCAACGTGAATTTTTTTCATTATATTTTTAATTTGACTCTGATTTCTTGAAGGGTGTCAAAAACTTTTTTATTGGTTGTATCAACATCAATAAAGTTTTCTAATGGTTTTTCATATCCCTCAACATGAAACAATTCTCTCCCTCTTATCTCATTGGTATGAATATAAAGTTCAACAATATCTTTTCCCATCTTTTGTTTAAATCTGTCTCTTTGGTCTTTGTAAGGTGACACTAAACAAACTACAGGGTTCATATTTTTTTTATGTAAAAAATGAGCAATGTTCTGTGCTAACTCAATGTTCTTTCTACGTCCTTGTTCGCTGTAGTCTTTATTCTCAAAGATTTCTCTGATATCATCACCATCAACCAAAACCGCCTCACCTCCCAATGCCGCAATTAACCAATTTCCTAAAGTGGTTTTTCCTGAACCAGGTTGTCCTGTAAGCCAATAAATCATTTTTCTAAATTTTTAATTTTACGGTTTAAATAAAATGCCGCTTTTTTAAGGTCTTCCAACTCTTTTGCTTGGTCTTTCTTACCAGCTCTTGCAACATATTTTACTACATTAAAGAGGTAAGCATCTTTGTCTAAAGCCCAAGCTTCACAAACTTTTATTACTTCGTATGGATTATCTACTCCACCATAGTGATTTGGTCCATTTACCATTTCTTTACTCATTTTTTCCCCATTTTTTTTCCATGTACTCAATATACCTGTCTGTTTTATTACCGTTGTATAAAAAATATACAAAGTAATAATCAATTATCCAGTCTAATTTTTTAAGAAATTTTTTCAAAATTACTTAGAATTTTTTTCAGGTTTATTACCTTTCTTGTAAGGTTTCTTTTCAACTTGTTCAGTTGGTTGGTCACTTGATTGTTCTGTTACTTCTTTGGCAACTTTTTTACCTCTTGATAATTTCCATTCTGTTTTGGAAATATAACCCCATGATGACCCCACCATGTTATAGGCTGTTTTTTCATCTACTCTTTTAATTTCTCCAAGTTCAACTTCTTTTGTTGCTCTAATTGCTTTAATACACTTCATTGGTTGTTTCCTCCATGTTTTTTTTTATTGTTATTAATATTTCTTTATCGGTTTTCCCTTCACAAAATAAATCATAGATACGTGAACTAATGTCATCTTCAAAAAATAACACATCACTTTTTCCATAATAACCTTTTAAATTATTATCTTCTAATGCTTTGATACAATATTTTAAATTGATTGTCCTCTTGTTGAATCCCATAGTATAATAATAAACAAATTACTCTTCAGAGTCAAAGTTTTTTATCTTTTCTAAATAAAGGTTTAAATCTTCAGGCGTTCCTAAACCCCACATTTTTTTCACTTCATAAACTCTTATTTTTTTATTATCTTGAACCGCTTGGTTAAAAACAGGGCAAACATAAAATTCATTATTAACTCTTACGTTTTTTTCAATCATTTTTTCAGCATATCTGACAAAATCAGAACCGTGTTTCCAATAATAAAATCCAACTGTTGCGTTATCGGAGATAGGGTTTTTTTCTGCAACTTCCGTAACATAACCATTATCATCCACTTTGGCAAAAGACCATTTAGGGTGAGTAGATTTAAACGTAACAATACCTCCATCGGCATTTGTTTCGTTCATTTTATACATAAACTCATTTGAATCCCACACCACAAATTGGTCAGAATTGGCAAAAAATAATGGAGAATCGTTATTAATGAATTCTTTAGATAATAGTGCGGTACAAGCCGCTCCTTCAGTTACACCATCAACATCAATAATTTTACAATTTGGAGTTATTAAATTTAATAAAGTATCTAAATTATATTTTTCACGATGTGATTTTTGAACCACGTAAATGTAGTTGGCATCAATGTTTAAATTGTCAACAACAACTTGAATCATTGGTTTATTATTTACATCAATAAGTGGTTTTGGAAATGTATATCCAGCCAATTGAAATCTTGACCCAGCTCCTGCCATTGGAATAAGAATGTTCATTTTACGGTCTTCCCATTTTGGTGTTATCATAATATTTCCTGATTTTATTTCTGATATTTTTTTAGTTATGTTAATGTAAGTAACTTCAAGAGGTGATTTTACTCTTAGCACGTGAGATTTACTTCTCGACGCTGCAAGTAAACCATATGGAGAATCTTCAACAATTAAAGTTTCCTCAGGTAAACACCCAACCATAGACATTGCTTTCCAATAAATTTCTGGGTGAGGTTTCGAATTTTTAACATCTTCATTAGATAAAATTAAATCAAAAAATTCAATAATTCCTAACTTGGATAATGCCGTTAAAACAGTTTTTTTAATACTATTAGAGCAGACAGACAACTTATAACCTTCATTAACTAACATAGTCATTGTTGTAACTAAATCCGGATTATATTTCAAATTCCTTAAAGATTGTAGGGTGTAAGTTTGTTTATTATCCCAAATTTCTTTGAATTGTTCTTTAGGTAAACCTTTACGTTTGTGTAACATATCTAATTTTTGATTGGTTTTTAAACCATCATAAATTGATAAGTGTTCATCCCAAGTTATAGAATAACTACCTAATGCCTTATTTAAAGATAAATAATGAATTTCTTTGGCATCAACTAAGACTCCATCTAAATCAAATATTATTGTTTTAATCATTATATCTTTCTATAAAATCTGAGCAAATACCCAAACAGTTTGAAACAACGTCATTATGTATTTCAGGCGTAACGGCAATACTCCCAATAATAGGTTGTTTACCGGGATATGTCCACATATAATTTTTAGATGTTAATGTTAGGGTATCTTGTTCGTGCCAAAAATAATGTAATGAGGAACTCCTAATCCAATTTAAAGATTCAACATTTTTACAATGAACCCATAATTTATCAATTCTTTCACCTAACCACTCATTACTAACTTCATATTGTGGCACATCGTGTCCCAAATAAATTTTACTATCAACCCACCATAAGTCCACTTCAACATCATACCCTAATTGAATTGCATTATCAATATATTCAGGGTTGTTTTCTTTTTCCGGTAATTTACCGTTTGTGTTTCCTCTATGTGAGATTAATATCATTTTTTAAGAATTGGATGTGATTTAGGGTGAATAACACATTTTCAATGAAGAATAACGAATTCAGTTGTCCTGTTGAAAACCCTTACAAAAAAGTTTGATTTTTTCCAAAGTTTTTTATCAGATTATTCCTTAATCCAACCGTTAGTATTTGTCTTTTTGACTTTGTAAGACAAGTTAAGAGAAGGGGTAGTAAAGGTTCCAAGTTTACTTGGTCGTAAAGTTTTCAATGAATTTAATAATGTGTTTAAGTTTTCTTCACTAATTAAACTCCATTCATTGGAAAATCTT